CCGCAGGTACTCTTAACTTCTGGATTTGTTATAACAAATTGTGAATTGAATTTTTCTTCTTTATAATCTAAAGTAGCTCCCATTAAGTATTGTGCTGACATTGAATCAACAAACACTTTAATGGAATCTTTTTCAACCACAAAATCATCTTCTTCTTGTTTGTCATCAAAGGTGAATTCATATTGAAAGCCTGAACAACCTCCACCTTTTACTGACATTCTTAATGCCAAATTATCATTGTCTTTTTCTTCAACAATTAAATCTCTAATTTTATTGAAAGCGTTATCTGTTACAGTAACCATTTTATACCTTACATGAACATTTAAGTTCGTAGTCTTTTATTGCCGCCTTAATAGCGTCTTCCGCAAGGATCGAACAATGAATCTTAACCGGCGGGAGTGCGAGTTCCTCTGCAATTTCAGCATTCTTAATTTGTCCAGCTTGCTCCAACGTTTTACCCTTGACCCACTCCGTGACGAGCGAACTACTTGCGATAGCCGAGCCGCACCCGTAAGTTTTGAATTTTGCATCTGTAATAATTCCATCTTTTACTTTGATTTGAAGTTTCATTACATCACCACAGGCAGGTGCCCCCACCATACCTGTGCCAACATTTTCATCATTTGAATCCATTTTACCAACGTTGCGTGGATTTTCGTAATGGTCTAATACTTTATCTGAATACGCCATTTAACCTTCACAAGCAATACAATCGTTACCTTGAGCAATCTGTGCCATATCTAGCTCTTTAATAACATTACGTTCAATCTTCTTAGATACTTTATCTGCCTTACCAATCTTTTCAGAACGGCAGTAGTAAAGAGTTTTCAGGCCTTTTTTCCATGCCATAAAATGAATGGCGTGAATATATTTAATGTGTGCATCTGGTCTAAAGAATAGATTTAATGATTGTGCTTGGTCAATATACTGTTGTCTATCACCAGCCAATTCAATTACCCATCTTTGGTCAATTTCCATGGATGTTTTGAATACATCTTTATCGTGCTGTGACATCCAATCTAAATGTTGTACTGAACCATCATTAGCAATGATTGATGACCAAATATTATCATAATCATCACTACAGATAACATGATTCTCATCTGCCAAATGGTCTTGTATCAATCTATCCAACCAACGATTCTTATTTAAGAAGGATCCCGAAAGAGTATCTTGTCGATAAGCGTTAGCACGGTAAGGCTCAATACTAGGGCTAGTGTTACCCATGATAATTGAAGAAGATGCGTTTGGTGCGATAGCCATAAGATGACTAAAACGATTGCCAGTTCCCACCGCATCAGGAGCCTCACCTCTTTCCAATCCAAGTTCTTTATTAGCATTATCTAATCCTTCTCGAATAGATTTGAATATTCTGTTGTTGGCAACTTTGGCCATAACGCCTTCAAAAGCAATTCCGTTACGTTGTAGATAAGCATGAAACCCGAGAGCACCAATACCAATAGAACGTTCTCTTTGAGCAGAGTATCTAGCACGAGCGATAGCGTCAGGAGCATTATCAATGAAGAACTGAAGAACATTATCAAGCATCTCAGCAACATCTTTGAGAAAGAGAGGTTCGTTTTTCCATTCATCATAGGTCTCCAAATTCAAGGAAGATAAACAACATACTGCTGTGCGTTGTTCATTAGTGGGTAAAATAATTTCAGAACATAGATTTGATTGGTGTACTTTTAAACCCAAATCTTTTAAGTGTTGCGGTAAATGATTGTTACTAGTATCAATATAATGTATATATGGTTCACCAGTATGCATACGCAATTCAAGGATCATTTGCCATAACATCTTAGCTGATACAGTTTCACGGATTTCTTTTGATGCTGGGTCTATTAGATTCCAAGAATCATCAAATTCGGGATCCAACATAGATTGTTCAATGAGGTGCATGAACTCATCAGTAATATTAATACCGTGATGTAAATTTAAACACCGCTGGTTAGGATCACCAGTCGGCTTACGCATCTCTAAGAAGCCAATAATATCCGGATGGCTAATGTCGAGGTAAGCAGCATAGCTACCCCTGCGAGTACGACCTTGGCGATATGCGAGAGAACTAGCATCGTAGATTTTGAGGTGAGGCATGACACCAGTAGATTTATCGTCTGCTGAACGAATACCAAAACCAATACCCACGCCACCACCAAGCATAGATAGCCAATTAGTTTCACTAAGATTATCAACTAAACCCTCCGCAGTATCTTCGATATAATTGAGGAAACATGAGATAGGCATCCCACGCTTACTACGACCAAAAGAAAGGATAGGAGTACTATAGGATAACCAATGAGAACTACTATAATTGTAAAGGCGTTGTGCGTGTTCTGGAGAGGAACTAAACGCCTTGGAGACAAATGCGAATCTATGTTGGGGACTTTCTTCATCTTCTTTCATGTAACTTTCTTTAAGTCTTTTAATACCTAATTCGTCAAAAAGTTTATCTTTTTCCAAATCAATATTAATTCCTAGATATTCCATATTCACCTTGTTTTTGTTATTGTTGAATTAATTAAAATGCTAAACTTTTTTCCAGTTCACAAATTCCATCTTTGCTCTAAGATTTACAAAGGTATTATTATCTATAATATCTTGTATTTCGTCAGGTGAAAATCCATCTAAAACCATGTCGTTGATATCTTTCTTTTCAATCATTGGTGGCCATATAACGACATTAAAATGATTGTCTATTGCGTGTTCCATCTTCGCCACAATTTCTTTGTTCCTAGGCTCGTTGTCAAATACTAACGCAACCTTGGACTTGTCCAATACGTTGGTAATTGATTCTAGGTTGGAGTCTGCTGTTGCTACGGCATTCTCCAAGAACATGGAATCAATAGGACCTTCTACAACATATATTAATTTATCTTCATCTATTCTGTCAAGCCCATAAATCTTTTTATTGTCATCATGTAGCTTCAATGTTATGTATCTAAGCTTGGATTCGCCTAACGCTCTCCCCTGTAGTGCAACCAGGTTCTTCTCTTTATCATAAAACGGTATGACGAGCCGGCTGTCCTTCTCTTTAAGACCTGCGTTCTCAATCCCAAGATTTTGTATGAAGGCTGCGAAATCTTCCGCATAGTATAATTGCGACCAAAAGGTCTCCGGAATCCTGCGTTGCTGAACATACATCTTAGCATAATGCGCCTCTGGTAAATTGTCGATTGATGGAAGTTCCAAGGACTTTTTAAACTTCGGCGTTTCTTGCTTATACTCCTCGAAATCTGGCTTCGGGTAGTTGTTATTTCCTGTTTCTCCATTTTTATATCTTTCAAGTTGATACTCTTGTAATAGATTTGGATCCACTTGTTTCAGAAAATTATAGAAAGTGGTGGATACGCCACAATTATGGCACATATAGAAGTAGTCATTCTTCTTACGAAAAATGTAACCACGGGACTTTAGTTTATTTTTTTGTGAGTCGCCACAAAGCGGACACCGAAAATTATAGAGGTCGTCCTTTTTCTTGGCGAACCTCTGTAATTTAGGTGAAACTTGTAACAGGAAAGACCTGTCAATAAAAACGCTCATAATATATCAATTCAAATGGTAAAAATTTATTTAGCTAGATGTAGTATTGTATCAATATTCATCTTAGAAAACAACCATGTAATAACAAGTATACCACCAACAATTGTCCATTTCCACTTATTAATCTGCTCATATTGAGATTTTGATGTTTCGGCATGTTTGGACATGGTATCTTTAAGACCTTTTATCTCATTCATTATTCGATTTTCAGATTCATCTAATTTTTCCAATACCGTATCAACCCGTGAGTGTATTTCGGAGATTTCGATATCTTTTTCTTTTCTTTGGTTATCCATTGTATCGTATACTTTATTAATGTGCCGGTCGTGCTGGTCTACCAGTTTTTCGATAACCTGGTCCATTTTATTACAAAGAGCAGATAAAGTCAACACTTGAGTCTTTAATATACCAACATCAACTTTAATTTCTGAAATTTCTTCTGCCATTATTTTTTCTTATCTGGTACTTTGGTACCTTCTAATTTTTTATGTACCTTAATTGTTTTGCAAGTTTCTTTACCTTGAGCATTCTTAATACAAACTTTTTCTGTTTCTGCTGCAAAGGTTGGTAATGCAAATACTAATGTTAGGGCTAGAATTAATGATTTCATTTTTTATTCCTTTTTAGCAAATTTTTCAGAAGCGGTAAAGCCTAGACCTGCAATTACAAGATATATCATTGATTCAAATAATACAGGTGTTATTTTGTATCCGTGTATGTCAGCAATAAAACCATAAACGCATACAATAAATGCCAATAGTGTAATGACTCTCTTACTGCTAACAGAGCCATTTACACCATCAGAGAGCATACTGTTTAACCAATTCATAATTCAGGCTGTGGTGGTTGGACAGGCATTGGTTTACCTGTTGAACTCATTACAACACCTGATGTAAATGGTGCCGGTGCAAACGATGATGTATTAAAAGCAGGAGATGTTATGCCACCAAAAGATGTTGATGGAGTTACTGGTGCTGGTGATACTGTTGTTGGTCTTGTAGCTGCTTGCAACGCCATCTTCTGAGCATCTTTATCACCACCAGCCAACATAATGCCGGACAATGTACCAGTCAAGAATGTGGCAATAGGAATAACCAACTCAAAAAACTTTTGGTCGATTGGTGAAATGGCATTGAGTGGTTGTGTAACAAAAATCAAAGAATACAACACAACAAATACAATACCAAACAAGGTAAGTGATAAGCAGATACCAATAAAGAACTTCAGTCGAGCCATTAACTGCTCTTCAGTATAAAGGAATGTTTGTTTATTTTCCACAGTTTGCTCCTTGTGTGCCCATTCCAGACACAGGTGTATTAGTTGTTTTATTCGGTTCATTTGTTGGTCCTAATTTTGGGTCACGCTGTCCTTTAAAGATATGGTCTGGACAAGTTCTAGTCACATCACATAATGGTCTTTGGCAAATTTCTTTATCCCAATTTGCTGGGTCTTGGCAAGGATAGCGGAATCTTTCCTCACTAAACAAAGCCAAGCCAAGAGGTAACAATAATAACAAAAGTAACCACTTGACTAACTTCTTATCGTTCATCTTATTTTCCTGCCTTGTTCATACGCCATTCAAGAATTGAAATACGTTTGTCTAATTCGGCTCTAGCTGCAGCTGAATCAGAAGCAACTTTAGCACGGCTTAATGAAGCTTCTTCTTTCATGGCCATCATATCTTTTGTTCTTTCTAAAGTCATGGCAGCTCGTGCAAGAGCAGCTTCTTCTTTAATTCTTTCCATTTCAATAGTAGTTCCTTGTGGAGGGATTGCTTTGTTTTCAGCATTTACTACCACATTGATTTTACTTTGAAGAATAGTAAGTTCATGGTTAGCGCTACTCAATGCTGACATCAAATAAACAATACAACTAAACATAATAGGAATACCAGCAAAAGTCATCTTTTCAACCAATGCGCCTTTACTACCTGATGATGTAACCGTTTCTTCTAACTTACCAACTTTAACATAGAGTTCATCTATATTTTGTTCTTGTGTTGACATTATGCCTCCAAAATATGTTTAGCGTGTTCATAATGTTTAATTCTATCTTCAAGTCCAATGGTGCCACCATTGATACGCTTAGTTAATGTTAAGATGTCGCCTTTATCAGCCCATTGGTTTAGATTGTTTGTTTCCCAAAACCAGCAAGCAGATTGAGCAGCACCTTCAAATGTTTGTAGATATTCTGATGCTTCATCTGGTGTAATACCAATAGAAGCGGCAAACCATGTGTAATTATCTTTACCTGTCAATTGGATTAGACCACGACCACAGTAACGGAAACCATCACCAGACGCTTCATCGCCGTTGCCCATACGATTAGCGTAGACCTTGTTAGCAATCGCCTCCTGTTTGTTTGGAAGACTGGCGTATTGGTTGGCAATCTCATCATTAGGGAAATACTTAGGAAAAATCTTACGGAGTGTAGGTGCTCTGTAATTTAAGTTTTCTTTAAGTGTGGTAAACTCACCGGATTCATGAGCGCATTGTGCAATAAAAGCTGCAATACGCTGAGGAGTATTAATCTCATAATCTGGTAACAATTGTGAAAGAGCACCATACCAGTTATCAATGTATGGATTCTTTGGTAATAATTGCTTTAATTGTTCTTTAGTCAGTTCCATTGAATTACTTTTTGGAAATCATGCTTAGAACTTTTGCTTGAATTGCTTTTGCCCAAAATGGCTGTGGAAAATTCCAACCAATAAAAGCACCAACTGCTGCCCAAAATAGAATATCTGTCATTTAAATCTCCTTAAACTGGTAATGAAGCGGCTAAATCTAAAGCATTTACCAAAACCAATTGATAGTATTGATCCTGTTCCAACTGTGCAGCTTCACTTTGAATGTGGTCTGCAATATTTAAATCTTCAATTAACTCTTTAAAATCTTTGGCCGATAATTGACCTGTTTCATACTGTTGTTTGTATGAACTTGCTAAATTTGCTAATTCTTGAAATTGTGTCATTTTTGCTTGCTTCCTGTAACTTGTTGGATTCTTTCTGCTGAAATACCAATTATATTTAGTTTTGCTTTGCAATAGGCCGATGGAACTGGTTGCTCTCTATCATATAGTTCGGTTACAATTTTAAGTAAACCTTCATTCATCTTAATATTTGAAGAATTGTTACCTTTTACATATTGACTAAAGTTATTCAATTCTACAGTTGTCAGATATAAGTTCTTAACTGTTACTTCGTCACATACTTTGGATGTTTGAGCAATTGTTCTTACCTTATTAACCAAAGCATATTCATTTGTGTCATAACTCGATAAGTTGTAGATATCCCACAAAGCACATCCCGATAGTTGTAGTGCAAATAACGAAATAAGAATTCTTTTCATTTTACACCTTCATATATTGTTTTCTGCATCTTATACCACTCTATCCAACTATTATACTTTTCTTTTAGTGTATAATAACTACTATAGTTGTCGTTGGCGTTTTCTAATAAATCGGTTAAAGTTTTCTTATCTTCTGGTAAAGGCTTTAAATCACTTGCTGGTTCCATTAGATTTGCTGGTACTTCCGGCCATGGCATTTTGACTGCTACGGTTGTAGAGCATCCAGGCAGTATCAGAAAGCTTACACTCAGCATTAATACTAGAGCGATTTGATTCAATTGCTTGTTTATTTTCATCAGATTTCTTTTTAATAAATTCAACATTTTCATTCAACTTTTTTTCTAATTTAAGATTTTCTTTTTTTGATTGTTCTCCAGCAATCTTTACTTTTGCTTCCATATCAGCAATTTTGGCACGATATGACATTTCGGTTGTTAATCCACCTTCTAAGAAAATACCAATAACAAGTAATACAGTAGAAACGGTTTTAATTAAAAATCCATACTGACTAATAAATGGAATCTTACTTAAAAACATTCCAGTTACTAAACCAGAAAAACCCAATCCAAAAATAATATGGACAAAGTATTCAACAAACCAATTAGGAACAAATGACAAAAGAAACCACATAATTATTGTGGTGCTTTTCTACGTTCTATTCCCATCATTACGGGATTTCTTTTCTTAGATACACCAGGTTCACCACCTTTACCACCAGAACCTGCAATTGCACCAGAACTCACAGCATTAGTTGGTCCTGCTGATACAGCACCACCCATTCCATCTTCTTTGACACAACTATTATCAGAAAAAGGTTTCTTACCCTTAACAGGTTTATAACCAGTCCAACATCTACCTTTTTCATCCAAATATTGTTTAAATGTTTTCATTAGCAGTTCCACTTTCTTAATGATAGTGCTTTACGAGTTGGCTCACCGTTGGGTTTCTTCATAGGACCTGGCATACCACCCATGCGAGCACAGAATGATTTTCTACGCTTTGCTGCTTTAGAATCTGGATCCAATTTTGATGGAGGTGTTGTGACAGCCATTGATAGTTTAGAACCAGGATTTTCTCTACGATAAGAAGCAATACCTTTACGATTTAATCCGCCTTCAGGATTCTTACCTGCTTTTCTTTGCCAAGCAGCTGATTCTTCTATGTGTTCTTTAATCCAATCATCAGGAGTTTTTCCGTGTTTGGCCACAAAATCATCGTGTAAATCTTTGCCTGTGGTATTACCTTTTTTAGATATATCCATCATTAATTTATTAATTGAATCATAATCGTGGTTATCCAACTTCTTTAAACCTTTTTCTAAGGCTGTAACACAGCAGCAAGCTTCTTCTAAGTATTGTTTGAATGTTTTCATATCTTTAGTAGTATCTCTGCGATATTAATCTCAACCGGAATTTCAGCCGAATAAATGTTTTTACCTTTAATGCCAAGAACAACTTCTGGCATTATGTTTAAGTAACACAAAAACGTTTTCAATATATCATAATCTCTTTCATCAATTCTATAAAATAATATTCTTGCTGTTGGTTCTAATCCAAAAACATTATTCAATAGAATGATGTGATTTAATATCAATCGTTCTTTTAATGACTTTGAAGTTTTATATCTACGAAACAACCTTTTCAGATATTTGGTTCGTTTGATATCTCCTTCAAATTCTGACATAATACAATTTGGTGCTGAATAACACTTCATTGCATATATCATAAAGTTTTCATCATTTAAATCATCAAACATTATTATTATTCTTTCAGATGAAAATGGGAGCCGTAGCTCCCATTTCTAATAAAATCAAAAAACTTTAATTACAGACCACCAAAGATAGCGTTTGAACTAGTATTGGCAGAACTTGCATTTGCTGCTGAAGAATTAGCTAAAGCAATCAATGTTTCTTTAAGGAAACGAATTGTACCATCGTTATTGATTTTACGAGTAATACGATTCCATCCTTGATTGACAGAACCAAGTAGTGTATTAGCCACGGTAGAACCTCCACGACCAGTAGTACCAGAAGTGTTAGCCATACGAGTTGAAGTTACCAAAATAGTATCACTAAAGAAAGTGTTGGCAACATTTGAATTGTAAGTTATTGCAGTATCAAAAGTGAGTGATGTTCCGTTGGTTACCAAAGCTGTAACAGGAGAGCTTAATACAACATTAGAAGTACCAAAATTACCTCCAACAACTGAAAGAACAGTATTATTTCCCTTAAAGAAATCACGTTGTCCCGAAGAATTAATTTGTGAAACATTTCCTCCATAAACAAATTGTCCTATAACAATAGTACCTGTACCATTTGCTACAGTAATTACTGTGTTTCCTGAAGCAGCTCCCGCAAGAACTCCAGTGTTAGCAGCTGTTGCAGTCGCTGACAACCGAACTTGACGTAGTTCTGAAAATCGTGGTTTCGCTGTATTAGCGTCTGTATTTCCCCATAATGGCATTTTTTTCTCCTTTTAACCTCGGGTTATAGTACTATTTATCTATTAATTAAAGTGACGGTGACTTCTTACCGGTGGGACTAGTAAAAGTACTTTGACCTTTATCTTGACCTGGTCTTTGTGTCATGGATGGATCAATCTCAACCATATCTCTTGGTTGACCAGTCAGAGTTGTACCACCTTTCATTACTGCTCTTGCTTCTGGTTTAGTGTCACCTAACGTACCCTTTTTATCGGTTACATTGATTTTTGGTGCCTTACCATATGGTTTTTGCATGGAAGATTTATCATCTTTCTCCCAATCATAAGTTTCTTCTTTAACGGTTTTCTTCTTTAAATCTTTTACCATTTTTGCTGCTTTGGAAGTGGTACCATTTGTCATATCTGAATTATCACATGGTGCTTCTGTTGCAGCTAAAGAATCTAATGTGTTCTCGCTTGTTGGCTTGTAACCAGCTAAGCGGTCTAAAGCTCTATTCCAACTCTTACTGTGGTTTTTAACTTTTTGATTATATGATACCCTATCGCTACCTGGTTTTCTTACAGGTACAACTGGTTGTTGTTTTAACCAAGAGAATACTGTGGACTTTTTGAGTTCATCCAATTGTTCGAATTCTTCATTTTGTTTACCATAGTAAGCACCAAGAGCCATCTTCTTGCGTTCAGCTTTAGATTTACCTGCAAACTTAGGATTGTCTGAATGAATAAAGTCGTGAATCCAATCACCTGCTGAAGCGTCTTTACCTAGAACTTCATTAATCATTTCATCAAGTTCAATTTCTTCTTTATTCAGATGCTTTTCTAAACGGTCAATAGCCGTGGTCAAATCATCTTTTTGTGTATTGGCCACAGGTATAGTTACTTTAGAAGGATCCTGATGTAACTTTTCTTGACGTTGCTTTTCAATATTGTTGTGTTTGATTTCTCTCTCAGCTGCAGCTTTACGCCATCTATCTAAAGCAGTAGTTCTTGGCATTTTGGCTTCAGTAATTTCAGTTTCTTCTGGTACACAATTGGGAACTGATTTACCATTTTTCTTTTTTAGACCAACAGCAGTATAACCTTTCCAACAAGCAGTTTTTAATTCGCCTGTTGGTTTCTTAACTTCTTCTGTGACCTTTTCATTTTTACTGGTGATGTAGTTACCAACGGTATCGGCATAATCTGTGGCTAGAGTTATCTTAGCCTGAACCCATGCTGGTAATTGTTTCTCATAGTCTTTACCAACATAAGAGCGAATCATAGTAATAGCTCTCTCCAGTTGTTCTAACTGACTTAGTACCATACTGCCTTCATCATCTAACATATTACCCATAGCGATAGCAATATGATTTTCATTGATATTGGCGATTGTATTATAATCATCCATGGTTAATACACCTTTATTACGAATTGAGATTAATTTCTCAACAACACGGTGTAAATCCATATCGCTTTTAATATCTTCTCTTGCTAATTCCAGTACACGAATTAATAAAGGAATATCTAATACTACTGTATCTTTTTTATCGACACCTTCATCCAACTCAAAATGCTGATGGTCTCTTTTCCATTTCATAAATTCACCAGATTTAGAATGAGCAATCTTCATATCTTTGGTAGCAAATTTTGGATTGATACCACGGGAATTTAAATACTTAGCTAACAATTCAGATTCACTAGCTTCCAATATCGTTTCTTCTGCCATCTTACGGTCACTTTTCCATTTTTGGAATAAAGCAGACTTTGCATGAGATATCTTTGTATCCCTAGAAACAAATTTAGGATTGATACCTCTAGAGCTTAAGTAATCGTTTAAAGTATTTGCTTCCGTAACAATACTTTTTAGTATTTTAGCTAGATTCATTATTTTACTTTAGTTTTGTTTTGAACAGTTTTAAATGCTTGACGAGCTAAATCTTTTGCACGGCTCATTGGTGTATGAACTGCACCAGACTTATCTTTAACATCTTTCTTCATTGGTTCCCAACCAGAAGTACCAGCAATAGTTGCTTCAACTTGAACTTCTTCAGCTTTAATTGAGGATCTTGCTGAAGTTTTTTCTGCACTATTTGTATCAGGAGTTTCAGTTTCTCCTTCTTGTTTGGCTAAAGGTTTAACTCTAGTTTTAAATGATTTGAAAGAGTTTGATTTACCACCAGGCATACGACCAGCCAATGTATCAGTTGTAATTGGAGCATCAGAAGGTTCATATCCCTCTTTTAATGAAGAAAGATGTTTATTTAATTTATCAAATTGGCCATGAGCAACCAAATCACCTTTAGGACGGCCAAGATAATCTTGGTCAGGGTGATGCATCCACTCACCATAACGGTCTATACTAACAATACCATGTTTTGGATGTGTAACTTTTGTATGATGATAATGGTGACTAACGCTCCAACCTTGCTTTTTAGCGTGAGCAAAATCATCTTCGTTCAAGTGTTCAACTTCTTCACTTAATGATGAGTGGTGTATTTGTGCCACTTTATTGGCCGCAGCTTCTTTTGTTTTTTCTACACCAGTTTTATAGTGTGGTCCAGATTCAGTACCCAACCATTTGGAGTGATGACCTCCATGATATCTCCAACCACCAGTTTCTTTGGTAACATCACCAATGTGTTCACCAGTAGGAGCATGAATACGACCTTTGTCAGAATGTTTCATTTTGATTTTATAACCATTGTCTAAAGCTTCATTCAATTCAACTTCTTCGTTACGAGCTTTAGCAAGATTTTCAGGAGCAGAGATAGAATCTTTCTTAGGAGCTTTAACATCAGCCATAGTCAATGGTGTGTCGCCTTTTGCTTTACGGAGATAAGCAGGCACATCAGATTTACGAACCATTTCTAAAAGTTTTTCAGTAAATTCACGACCTTCTTTAACTTTTTTCTTTGCTTTAAGAATTTTAAAATCTTGGCCATCAATCTTGTTATTGTTATTGGCATCAATTTTATCTTGATTACCTTTCAGTTCTTCTTTCATGTTCTTATCAGCAACAGCCTTTTTCATTGGCTCTTTTTTGTTACCGTCTTTGTCCATGTCTAAGAAATCTGGTTTAGCAGCTTCTTTCATCTCTTTGTCTTTTGGACCTTTGAGATTATCAACAGGAGATTTAGTTTGGTCTTTCTTTGCTTTAGCAGAATTACCATAACTACTACCATACACTCTTACGCCTGTAGGTGTAGGTTCTTTGATTGGTGCACCAGCTTCATTAAGAAGTTGATCCTTTTGTTCTACAGGTTGTTCACCAAGAACTTTATTAACTGCATCAATCATTGATTGGCTTATTTTACTTTTTGCAAACATTTTAATCTCCGTTTTTTTTCTTTTTCTTAATCGTTGCGGATGTTTTTATTTTAACATCATCTGGTGTAACTAAAGGTTCTTTATTAGTAGAACCACCTAATACTCCACCTACTCCCATATCATTAGCACCTGGATCATCTATTGCTTCTTTAACTTTTCTAAATGAACCAAATGACTTCTGTTCGGAATAAGTTTGATTTCCTAAACCTGCTGTCACACCAGGAACACGGGAATTGTATGTGTCGCCAATACCTGTTCCTTGGTTTACAGACCTACTCATTGAAACATTAAAAATCTTACCTTTTTGAGCTTTTACTTTCTCTTTGTCTTTTTGGAAGTTGGGCTCTTTGGCTTGGGGGAGGACTTGGACTTTGGGGCCACCTTTTTGGCCGGAGCTTTCGCCGGTGCCTTCGTGGTATCCTCTTGGGTCGTAGCCGGAGTTGTACTTAACATCTCCGTCTGTGACTGAATCGACTTTTCCAAGCTTGCGTTGGAGTTGTTGTCCTGGAGCGTTTTCTCCGATTTGGGTTTTAGTTTCAACCAATCTGCTAGTGCTTTTAACATTTTTGTTTTCCTTAAATAATGAATTAATATTTAATTTACTTCTACGATTCAACCAATCTTCGGCTGTTTCTCCTACCACACCAGAATCTAAAAATTCATTTGTTTTTTCATATACAAAATGAATATCTTCTTCTTTGGTATCTAGGTTGCCAGTATTATCAAAGGTAACACAGTCGGCAAATGATTCTTGGAAATATTTAGTATTTTGTTGAGATTTCAACCATTTATCATGGCGAACCGATTCAACCATCATTCTGGACAATAAAGAGTTTCTTTCTTTACTGGTTTCATTGGTGGTTTCAACAAAAATCATCATTGTTTCGTAACCAAGTTCTTCCAATTCTTCTTTAATGTAAGCAATTCTATCTTGGTCATCAGCAGGTCCATTAATAATCAATGGACCACGATTACGAATACCTTCTCTACGGAAATCACTAGTTTTTTCAGATAACTTTTGTTTGTCACCCAAATATTCTTGTGATTGAATAAAGTTTAACTCTACAATCTTAGATTCAGCAATAGCCTCACGGATGATAATATCTTTACCGGAACCTGGACCACCAGTCACAAAGATTGCTTTGAACTGGCCACGACTATACGATTCATGCAATCCCATACCTTTACGAGTATCGTGCATTAATTCTTTTGCATGAGTATCTGATACATGAGATGGAACACCTTTACGAAACTCACCAAAGTTTTTATTCTTTGCGTGTTCTCTCATTTTGGTACCAGACATACCTTCTGAACCTTCAGCATCAGGATCTCTTTGACCAGCAGAATGTACTGTTATCTTTTTAAAATTATAAGGTACTTTACCTTCTTTATTAGATTTACCATTATATTTGTTTAATGAATCTTTAAATTCTTTAACACGGTCTGAACCAACGACAACATGAAGGTGAGTTACGCCTTGTTTATGTAACTTTTCAGCATGACTAAAAATGGAAGGATGTTCTTTTGAAGATTTCTCGATATTAGTATCTGGAGAATACCGCTTCAGAGTTTTAACTTTCTGTGCGCTAGATAAAGGATTCTTCTTAGCATCTTGTGTATGAGATACAATAACATGATGTGAACCACCAACATTCTTAGCAATTTCTTTAACTTTATCGATTACTTTTAAATGTCCTGTGGTCGGAGGATTCATGCGACCATAAGTCATCACGGCATGTTTACCTGTATCTTTTTCTTCTACTATTTCCAAGAATGATTTCATTTACGAACTTTTAATAAATTCTGTTTAGCAAACTCAGCACGATTAACCAATTTAGTGGGTTCTTCTTTACCACCTTCTGGTTTATGGTTCACTACAAAACCTTCAGGTTTGGATTTCTTACCATCGATGTGGTGGTGATATCTACCTTCATGAGTTTCTAATGAATTGACCAAAGCATTTTTGGCTTGGTGTAAATGATGATGCATCGAGAATAAGTTACCATAATGTTCTTTATTTTTTTCAACATGAGCAACTTGTTTATCACCTTCAGCTGTATGTGCAGCTTTTGCTTTATCAGTAGATACTTTAGCTGCTTTCTTTTCATAATGAGCAGCAACATGAGATTTAAATCCGGCAACACTCGGAACTTTATCTGTTCTTACTGTATGATTTATGTAAGTTGCTAAATGACCAGCTTCTCCAGAATGCTTTGGATGAATAGCATCATACATTTTATGACCTTGTGTGTCATGTATATCTTTGGCAGCTGCCATGTGTTTCTGAAATGTTTTTTCATTCTCAGCGGAATGTTTTACTTTACTTGTGTCATGTTCAGCACCATGTAAATGTACATCTGGATGTTCTTTAAACTTACTCATATCGGGATGGGGAGAAACAGACATGCTGCCAATATCGGATCCGTGATATTGTTGATGTACAACTACACCAACTTTAGATTTCTTAATTTTATCAGCCTCACTCTTTTCTTTGGGAGTATAAGTGATTGTATTGGGTGTAAATGATACCTTAGAATCTTTGGCTTCTACGATATAACTCTCATGGAGAGTTTTAGTGTCAGCATGGTGCATCAAATCGCCTTGATATACACCAGTTTTAGGTGTTACTTTTGGTAGATGTTTTAAAGCGTGTTTAAGTGTTTTTACTAAACCTGGTGCATGGCCATGGTTTTTTTCAATATCTTTATCTGTATGATTGATCTTGGGGTTTTTGTTGAAGGCCGACTTGGTGGCCACAAAGAATTTACCATTTTTAGGATGATGACCAAAAACGATTGATGGAGAACCATCATATTTCATCGTTAGGTTACTGTTTTGGTGTCCGGAAGTGATGTGTGCATGAGCTTGGTTTAAAGCACCAAAAGCGTGTTCAAAACCCTGGTGGCCATGCATTAATGGACGATCTTCAGCATGATGTATATGCTTTAGAGTTGAAACTTCTTCAGTTTCTTCTTTTAAGAATGATAAAAACTTCTGCATTATTTTTCCCTTCAGATTGCAACACACTTTGGTTGCCAGTTCCTTATTTATACAACATCCAACCTTTCTGGTCATAACCATAGAAAGATTGGCTTAGATACATAGTCAACGAATTGTTGGCTTTATATAAGCGTATCCAATGTTTGGAATAGATTGTATTTGGGTGTATACCCTAAGGTTTTGAGTTTTGAGGTGTCCAGTATCATGTTTTTTGTTTGAACTGTTTTATGAAATTGAGGAATTTCCATGGTTCCAAATTTTGATGTGGAATTCACTTTATACTTCACATAATCTAACGCTTGTTTGATGAACACCTTTTCACCATTACCAATGTTATAGATTTCATTTATGTTTCCTTTTTCTATAATAAGATTAATGGCTTGTACTACATCGTCAACATGAATGTAATCACGATAAAAGATACCGCCTTCGTAAAGACTAATATCTTCATTATTTACCACTTGTTTAATCATGTATTGTAAGGCATTCTTTTTCTTGGATACTTTATAGTCACTTTTACCCAAGACATTTGCCAAACGGAGAATTCGGTATTTAATATTAAAAGTTTCACAATATGAAATTAATAGTTGTTCTGCGGTACGTTTCGTAATTGAATAGAATCCTCTAGGATTACAGTAAGAATCTTCTTTGGCTGGTAGTTCCACATCTCCATAAACGAACCAGGAACTAATAAAATTAAAAGTTACATTCTTGTCCTTACAGGATTCTAAAGTCTTAACCAAAGTCGTTAGGTTCGTTTCAATGTCTAGGTGTGGATTGGTGTGAACATTATAGTTGTCAACAGTAGAGATAAAGTATACCACTTCCGAATTATCTTTTACGATATAATCATACTTGGCATTAATTTCTACATTTCCTGTAAGTTCCCGATAACGGCTTCCTACAAAACCATTACCACCTAGGACATTAATTAATCGTTCCACTTTTTACACACTTTCTCAATATAGTTTAGAATGTTTTCATTCCATAAAGGCGAACAACCAACAAAGAATACATTACTTAATGCTTTATTGGAGTTTGGATAATCTTTATAGTTATCTAAGTGTTCATAACCAGGATGCATTAAAATATTTCCACTAAAATAATTTCGGGTTTGAATCTTGTTGGCTTCAAAATGTGATACTAATAATTCTTTAACTTCTTGGGATTCACAATAAATTGGAACACCGAACCAAGATGGATCACCTTTTGGTAATGGGTTGATTACTCTTGCTTCTTTGATGTTATCTTCAATGAATTTTTGAACTTTGTTTTTATACTCACGGCGTTTCTCATCAATGTATTCAAACTTCTTCAACTGTTCAATACCAATGGCACCTTGTAGGTCTAGTGGTTTGAGATTGTAACCCATTGTGGAGAAAATGTATTTGTGGTCAACGACACCATCATAGTTATTCAGCCATGTATCGAAACGATTACCACAAGTACCACATTCTAACAGATTATTGGCACCAACACAATAACAATCACGACCCCACCATGATACAGAGCGTATGATGTTGATTAGGCCATCATCATTGGTAGAGATCATACCACCTTCACCTGTTGAGATGTGGTGTGCAGGATAAAATGAGGTAGACCAGCAGAAGTAGTAATCGGTCAACATCTTACCATCGTAGTTTGAACCCAATGAATCACAGTTATCACCAATCAATAGAATGCCATGTTTGGTACAGATATCACGCAATACATCCATGTCAGGAGGATTACCAAGAACTGGAGATACAAAGATACCTTTGGTTCGTGGTGTAATCTTTTCTTCAATCTTGGTCAAATCAAAATTCAAAGTATCTAATTCAATATCAATGAATACTGCCTTTAAACCATTCTGAACAATTGGTGCAATCGTTGTCGGAAATCCTACAGGTGAAACAATAATCTCATCGTCTTGTTGCCATTTGAAATAATGTTTCAATGCAGTAATCATTACCAGATTAGCAGAACTGCCTGAGTTCACCATGTGTGAATTTTTTACATTAAACTTCTTACTAAATTTATTTTGAAATTGAGCAACCTTTTCACCTGATGTAATCCATTTACCATTAACTAATGTATCAATGGCAGCGAACATTTCATTTTCGTCCCAAAGTTGGCCAGAATACTGAACAAAGTCGCCTTCTTTATAGTTGTCATAGTTCTTGGCATAGCTTGGCCTACTCAGAGATAGTGCCTTAATCATTTCAAGTTTGTCCATCATAAATCTTTCATGTTTAAAAATACATCGTTAAAATTATTTCGTTTGGTAATAATACGTTCTCTAATCTCTTTAAAGAAGTTCCATGCCAAAGGTACAAATAATATTTTATCATCTTCCGTGAAGGTTTTCAATACATCCGAGCTAACTATACCAACAGAAGAACCTGGTGTATAGAGTCCTTGCTTCAATGGATTATCATCAATAATCATATCAAATGGTACTTTTGAGAAGTTTAGGAAAGTACTTGCTTTGGCTGCAGCACCATAACCTACCACTTTATAACCTTGGCTTCTCCAGTATTCTACTTTCTCTTTAAACTTATCAACCATTTCAATACAGTTTTGTGTGTATTTGACATAAGTTGTTCTATCATATAAACCAGCAGTATTTTCCATACCAATTAAATTGTTTACTCTTGCATATTGTTTCTTATCAGCACTAATAATAAAGATATAACTAGTTCCATGAATCGGAGTTTTCACTACATCAATCAATTCTAAACCTGCTCTTATACACAATAAGGACATTGAAAGTATATTATAGAATGAAATATGTTCGTGGTAAATTGTATCAAACTCATTATTCAAAATCATATCAGATTGTGATGTTTGAATAAAAATTAAGCCATTAATTTCTAAATTCTTTTTACAATTCTTTAAAAACTCTAACGGATTTGGATTATGTGCAAAAGCATTTTGTATAGTAATAATATCTGCTTGTTGTTCATAGTCTTTATCAAAATAACCACACTTCACATTATGATTTTCTGATGATAATGGATAAAGATTTTCTGCTGGGTCAACACCGTAAGTTTTAAGTCCACGGGATTTAAAAGCATTTAATTGTGAACCATCATTACAACCAATGTCTAAAACGGAACGAGGATTGTGTCTGAAAGTTTCAATACAGAAATCAGCATACCATTCCATATATTCAACATAAGTTTTGGTTGTTCCACTTACATACAGATAATTCTTATAGATTAAATCTGGATTAACTGCATGAGATAGTTGAACATGACAACAATAGTTACAACGATTAATCTTTAGTGGATAAGATGCTTCAGATTCATCTTTAGTTTTTTTGTATGAGTTTGCTAAAGGTTGGTCATTTAAGTCCAATACAGGAAGCAAGTGGTCGCAACCACACGCCAAACATTCTTTAATTTCAGTTAAGTCCATTATCTACCTTCATAAAAATTCTTATAATTGTGTACCATGTCATAGTGTTTCTTCATTTCATTCAAATCTAAATTTGGATTCTCTGGCCAAATATTGTGCAATCTTGGATTGACATTATATTTAGACCCGGCAAGGAAGAAGTATACTTGTAGAAAACAATCATTCCATCCAAGTTGTGGTTGATTCTGATGTAGTCTATCAAAATCTCTATCTAAGAATTCAACAAACTTATAGAATGTTTGAATAAAGGTACTTGTTTTCATAATCGTACCTGCACCAGCACCATATTGTTTTCTGTCAGGTTTAACACCGGAGATTGTTTCACATACATCTAAAATTTCTTGGTTAATGTAATTACCATCTGTAATATTATATGAAGCAATATCCCAATTCGGATCAAATTGTATTTCGTTCAAACAGATTACATCATCTTCTGAAATAATAAAATGTGTTGTTCCCATACAGATGGCAGCCAACATCATTCGTTTCATAAAGTTATATACTCTGAGTTTATCGAAACCCCAATGAGGAGATGGATAACCTAAATCAAAATCTGCGTGAAGATAATTTACATTATACTTTTTACATACATCATATTGAGAACCACCTGCTGCATCACAGGCAACAAAGTATGGTGCATCAGGATGATATTTACGGAATGAAGCAATCGAGGCCTCTAGCCCCGACTTGTTATCTTTATTCCAATGATAAATGCCAAGTGAAGCCATTACTTTTCACTCCTGATAATTTGATTGATTTGATTAATGATATCCATCGTAGGTTCTAATTGTAACAATGGCAGTATTTTATTAATCGTTTCATCAGGCAAATCCCACCATTTCATTTCTAAAAAAGCATCAATGATTTCTTTATCAAAACGATACTTAATTAATTTTGCTGGATTTCCACCAACAATAGAATACGGTTCAACATCTTTGAATACATGAGAGTTTGTTGCAACTACGGCACCATGACCAACAGTAACACCAGACATAACAGTAACAGATTCACCAAACCAAACATCTGAACCAACAATAATATCACCTTTAGTTTGAACCTTTGGTAAAATTGGAAAGTTATTGAATATTTGATTTCTCTCACCTAAATTACCAAAAGCATAATTCGTACAAGCTTTTGGATTGTGTGCAACACCTTCAGATGGAAAAAATCTACAACCAAGTCCTATTCCAGTAAAAGCACCAATATGTACAACAGGTGTTGTTGGATCAGCATAAGAATGGAACTGTCTTACTGTTGTTGTGTATGTGTCGGTTCCATAAGTATATTTGCCTACTGATTTAATCATTTCAACCACCTTTTATTTTCTAGTGTCCATAATGTCATTTCTTTAATTCGTTCACTCAATTTAATCTTTGGTTCCCAACCAAGCGACTTCAATAAACCACCATCGAGTGCATATCGTAAATCGTGGCCAGGTCTACTGCCATGGAAGTCCACCATTTCATAATTGAGTTCTTTACCTTGTGCTTCAGCAATCATCTTAGCTAAAGTTAAGTTATCGATTTCTTCTGTACCAACAAGATTGAATTTAGGACAATGAGCCCATCCATAATCACCAGTATGTTTATAATTCTTAGGTAAATTATTGAGAATAAACATTAGACCTTCTGCCACATCTTTAGCGTGAATGTACATACGAGTACCCGCCTCGGTACAATCAGCATTGGCATGAATGTATACTTTCTCACCATCACGAGCACGCTGAATACACATTGGAATAAACTTCTCAGGATGTTGGCGTTCACCAAACACATTCATTGTGTGTGTTACAACAATAGGCATCTTATAAGTGTTCTCATAAGCAACGCAGAATTCTTCTGCGGCTGCTTTACTTGCTGAATACGGATTAGTGGAATTGTATCGGTCATATTCTTTATATGAAACACCAGGAGGTGCCACACCAAAGATTTCATCTGTTGAGAAATATACAAATCGTTCTAAGTTGGGTAGATGCTTACGAGCATACTCAAGCATATTGACTGTACCAACAGTATTATCTTGTACGAATTCTAAGGGATATTCAATGCTTCGGTCTACATGACTGCCTGCAGCCAAGTGTAAAACGATATCAATAGGACCAATGTCCTTGATAATCATTTCGTTGAGTTCTGCTTTGAGGTCATGAAACACAATACGCATGCGCTTACTGACTTTAGCTGGATCGTGGTCTTGTAACATATCATGTAAACGATTTAAGTTACCTGAAATATCCAAACGATCCAAACAAACAATGTTCCAATCAGTTTCATCTAACATCTTATCAATAACATGGTGAGCAATAAACCCTGCGCCACCGGTAATCAATACATTCTTACTCATAATTTAACTCCATAATGTTCAGCAATACCACTCTTGCCATGAAAACCTAAACTTTTACCCAACCAATTAGAACCATAATCATATTCAATACTAAATCTATCAGCAATCTCTACTGGTGCAAATTTAATGTCATACTGATGTTCTAATACACCTCTATGTATCTTACAAATAATATTGTCCTCAGGAATCCATTTCTCGCCAGCCTCATTGATGACATAACAAGCAACATCATTCATATGTTGTGGATAATCACTTGTAAGATTCTTAATTTTCATATCAATAAAAGCATCATATAACTTTCTTGACCTTAAACAGAATCCACCATTACCAACTATACCATCACCCCAACGAGCACCAATATAATCATAATTTAAAAATTCTGGAGTCCACGCTTCAGGATTAACAGCAAAGCCATCAGCATGAATAATTAAATTGTATTCTTCAATACAAACTTCAGGACACAACTTCAAAGTAACAAAACTATAATCGTTATTATACACTTTTATTTTTGGTATAATAACCCAAGTTACAGGCACACCAACATCTTCTGGAATATCAATGTCGGAAAACCAATACACCTTGGTAACTTTATTACCAAGTGTTTTAATAGTTCTCTTTACTGCTTCAATTGTAGGTGTATAATATAATGTATCAATACAAGTAATACTTATTGCCATGTGGTGCCTTCGCAATCTAACCAATAATTCGACATTTTACCTTTGCCTTGTAGAAGATGAAATGGTAGAGTATGAATTAGACCTCTACTAGAACCATAGTATAACAATTCTTTAGGTCCTTTGTCAAGCGCCCAAGCAAAATGACTTGAACCAGTATCGCCACCCACAAAGATTTCAGATGTGGTAATATGGTAGTAATTCTGCACAAAATTGGTAGAATATCGCCAGCCCTCAAACGGACATGATTCAGTAGGTTCACCTTTTTTACAAATTACCTTTTCATAATCTTTATATTCTTCGGTACTAAATTTTTCAATCAAATATGGTAATAGATTTATTGGCCAGTTTCTCCATAAATTATATGGTGCGTCAAAGAGTGGAAAAATTACAATTTTCTTTTCTGTTGGTGCATCATTTGGTATCTTAACTAAGTCGCCGGAGATATCTCTAAAATCCCAAACATTAACTCTTTTCCAAGGTAAAGTTTCGGTACCTTCTTCTTTAGAAAAATAGTTCGTCATCTTCAACATTATCTCATAGAATGTTTGACAATGTGTGTCAGAGCTAACATTACCTGGTTTTAAATGAAATTGAATTGTCGGATTGTTATTGGTTTTTCTTAAATGTTCTACAACATTAGCAACACCAATCATATCACCATTGCGTATAGTACCAAAAGTTCCTGGTTCAATATTAATAATTGTAGGCATGTAATTTATTTCCATCCATAGAAGCAAAATGATGAACTGAATTAGGAGGTAATTCCAACATTTCATCATATGTTGAATAACCATAAATTTGGTCTGCCAATCCTTTATCTCGAATTGATCCTAACCATGCTCTCTCTACAGCACTTTCACATCTCCACACTTCGTTCATAGAGAGTGTATCTTTAACAAATTGAATATCTGCAAAGAAACATAATGTTCCAATGCCATAATCATCTTGTAGTGTTACAACTTTTTTATTCAATGCTTCAAATTTTTTAATTAATTTTGGATAATCTAAATCTGGATGTTGGTCGTAACAAAGTTTTAATACATTCTTAAAACCATATCTACTCAATACATTTAATCCATTTTGAATTGCTGACATTTCAGCAACGCCATGATTTGGTCGATTAGGTACTCCATCGATTTGCCAACGATTATCGGAATCGTAGATAAATGAATGGCACATATTTTGAGTTTCTTCATCTAAAGTGGAGTGTGCTGATAAACAAATATAATAACCAGATTCTTTTAAATACTTCACCAATGTTTTTGTCATCATTCGTTTACGCATGACTGCTTCAGCATCACCACAACTATGATATACAGGATCATTACCACCAGTATAAGCAGTAATAAGGATTGCTGTGTCTTTAGATACTAGATTCATTTTAAATATCTTTCTAAATCTTTTGCGTGTACCAATTCTGCAAGTGCGCCTTGATAAAAATGTTTCTCAAACACTTGTTGAATATTCTTACCATTGTCCCATGATACATCGTTATCACCAACTCTAAATTCTGGTTTCCAATCTTCTGCCTTCCATACACAATATAAAGGAATATCACACAGGTCAGCCAACATACCAATACCAGTAAAATTTGTAATAAAAGGTTTCTTTAGATTTTTGAGAATGTAAGCATTTTCCAACATTGGTCTATCATAATCAATAAACTCATAATCTTTTAAATGTGATAGTATATGAGTTTCTCTACGGTCATCAATATCACCTACCGCCCATCTATCACCAACATAATATGTATCTTTCACATCAATATCATATTCTGGAGTTTCTACTGTGAAATCATCATCAACATCAAACTCCATTGTATAATTATCTTTCATATAATTTTCATAACGACAAGTTTCAGTTGGTCTATATCGATCATTTTTATCTTCACGAATTGGCCAAGAACTCATTTTAATGATATCACCATACATGAACACTTCATCATCAAATGAAACATCAGTAAATAAGTCCTGATACATTAAGAATTCTTTGATGCCTTTAAACTTACGCATTTCTTTTTTAATTGTTAATTCAAATTTACCATAAGTCTTACTAATACCGGACATTACTGGTAAACCATTTAAAAAGTCGCCAAGGTTGGCAGTTCCACTAAGATATATTCTCATTGTATTCCTTAAAAGCAATAAACCAATCATTGGGTAAAATTGGATGTAGTTCAAAAGATTCTGGTTGTTGTAGATATGACATCAACAATAAAGTTTGGTCATCATCAATTAAGTCATTTTTAATTAATTCTCTAAAACTTTTATCAACTAATTCTTCAAGTTTAGGCCACATCTTTTGACTTGCAACAATCATTGGACCTGTAACATGAACATCGTTGTTTGCAATGATATCAGTTAAACTTGTTCCATTATATTCTTTGATATTAAAGAAATGAATCTTTTCTTTATCAAATGGATACTGCCACAAGGTTACACCATTCAATGTAGAAGGTTCACGGCAATAACCAAAATCCAACCAAGCAACCAAATCGGTATCAGCAGTACCAGAACCGATTGCATGATTCACAAAATGAGATTTCAATAGATTGACCAGAACATAGTCAGCTGACCAATATTCTGGATTCTTAATTTGACTTGGATTAATCTTTGCGAGATAGTCTGGATTGTTTTGAATCTTACGAATTGAATCTCTATACTCATCAAATTCTTTTTCGAAATCTACTACACAAACAACAGTTTTAGATTCTTTATCTTTTCGAATATTCCAAACTTTATCAGCCAAATCTTCTGATGTATATACAATAATAGTATTATCAAGTTTAGCCATATTGGCAAAACGGTCAAAATAAGTATCTGTTGTTCGTTGTAGATAGTGTGGTAGACCTTTCTGTGGAGTCCAATCACCACGACCAATATCAAAGAAGGCCGTTACAATGCTAATTTCATTCATATTAAACTCTATAGGTAAAGTATTCTGCCGGATCTTCTTGACCAAATTTCTTTTGGACAAACGCTTTCAATTCTGGCACTCGGTCATATTGATGTACAATAGGGAAAATATGACCATTGACATCTTTCAGTAAACCATTTTCCCATACGGGCTCAGCAAAGAGCAGATTAGGTCTGAAGCTGGCAATCTTTGATGGATCCATGATAGTACCCAATTCAGCAGCCCATTGGATTGTTTTAGTTGCAATATCTTTAAATGGCTGTGTATTGAGTAATACATTGAATACAGCTTGGTCGCAAATAGGAATTGGTCGGTTGATGCCGTTGGTGAAGATATGAAACACCATATCTTTTACATATTCTGCAGTACCACCGAATGTTCCAACATTAAAAATTTCACTATTCTTAAATTCTTCATAGACATATTGACCATAAGCTTGATATAAGTTTTCATTACCCCAAGGTTCATCTTTATATTTTAAACCTTCTGAAGCAATAATAAGTTTACGATTAACAAGGAATTTGAATGGGTCTGTTTGGAAGTAAACATCTTTGACATCTGTTGTAATAACATAGTCATATTTTTGCCAATGTTGTACCAGATAATTATGTATTGATAGGAATCGTAACACATGAATTGGTACATTTTGAATCTCTAACATAGGAACAATAATGACACCTTGTGTTTCTAACCAATCTAGTGTTTCATTAGATGCGTTACCATAAACTAAAACAACATCATTGTCATCACCTGCATGAACTTTTGCAGATAATACCCAAGGTTTTAACTGGTTAGCGTTATAGTTTGTGAACCCACCGATGATGAGATTTTTTGCCATGGGAAAACTCCATTATATTTTTTATTCATTACTGCATTTCCATTGATAAAGAATTCAGCATTGACTGAACCTTTACCGCCATCAACACGATAGTTCACGGTGTATTCACCTGTGCAATCGAATTTATTGAAGTGTTGAGCAATAGTTGCCAGAAACACTCTATCTTGTCCCCAACCACCATGCCAAACGCTAGCCAATTTTACACCAATTTCTGTTTTAAGGCAATATGAATTGGTGTCAACATGATTAACTCCATGGTAAGTTTGCCATTTACCTAACGATTCACAATCATCGTGGCAAATAAGTGTACCATCTTTTTTATAGATATCTCTTAGTGAGTAACACCAGTCAAGATTTTTTGATTTGATTGTATTGATACAAGATTCAACATGATTAGGTTTCAACCAATTATCTTGGTCAAGATATAATACATATTCGGTATCAACAAGGTGTGTGAATGCTGCGTAGACACGGTGGCCATAAAATCCATTGGCACCGACATTGATTGGAAGATTACAGAGTTTTATTCTACGATAATTTGGATGTTTCTCAACCCACCTCAACATATTCTTCACAGTATAACTAAAATCAGGACCATCACATACAATATAACACTTGGTGTCATATGTTTGGTCTAATACAGATTTAATAGCTTCAATAACTTCTGGCGAACCAGTAGTTGGTATAATCACAGTTGCAGTCATAATAATTTCCAGAATGTTTGGTGAAATACAAGAGAAGGCTTAATGTTGATTTTATTCATATATTCGGCAACAAATGTGCCTTTGCCTGAAATTGAATCTCCCGATGGCCAACAATCATCAACACCAATTAAACATCCTGGTTTTAATGAAGGTAGTATTGTAGTAAACTCATATAAATGATGTAGAGCACTAGTTAAAACTGTATCTGGATCATTTTTAGGGGCATCAAAACTATCGAGATATAAAAAATCAATTTTTTCATTTTTTGATAATAACCATTTATTAAGTTCTTTTAGATATAGAATACTATCACCTAAGTTAACCGAACTTTTTTCATTAATCATTTTACTACGACAATATTTAACACTTTCTTTTGAAATATCTACGGTGTAAAATTGGCCACCATATTCTTTAGTGTATTGGTCAAAAAGTAAACTACTTTGGCCATCACCTTCATAATTATTTTCTTCTCTGGCACAACCAGTTTCCACAATTAATGGATTTTTTATAGTTTTTAAATATTCAAAAATATAATCAAAACCACGTTGTCTAAGAGGACCAATTTTGTTTCTCACATCATTATAAAATTTCATAATTTAACCTCTAGTCAGTTTCAATATCTTTTCTATTTGCTTTTCAATAGCGGGTTTACGGTTAGGCCAATATATATATTCTTTATCTCCAGTCGAATGTAATTTGGTGAGAAAAGGAATAATCATCTTTTCAACTTCAGTTAATCTGGCTTTATAATCTTCGGCCGTTTCAGCAGTTTTATTAACGACTGAATTATATTCGGCTTCAGATACAGCAGAGAACCCAAAGTCATCTTCAATGTCAAATTCTTGTGCGAGTTTATCAAAGTCTATTAGTGCCATATTGTCCTTATACCGCCAATCCTAAAGCGTCTCCGTCTTTTTTCCTCAACTCAATCCAAGTTTCATATTCTCTAAGCCAATTATTTACAGTTCTATATTGAAAATACACATATGTTATTTTGTTTTCTTTTCTACCAACGACCTCAGATTTTGATACTGCATATATTACTTCTCTTTGTTGTAAAACTTTTTGAAAAAACATTCTAAAATAATTATGTTTTGTTGCAGAATTTCTTTTGGAAGCCCATTCTAATATTTTTTCACAATATTTGCCTAAATTTATTAGAGTAGGTTGAGCTGGTCTTGATAATCCTTTTCCACCCTCATTATTGTTTGTGCTTATTAAATTTGCAGCAATAACTGCATATTTTTGATATTTTTTATCAGTTGTAAAAAAAGAATTAATCATAGATTTTGTGTTTAAACCAGAGATATTTCTGGTTATCATTTGACAAACAATTCCAAAAGCTTTAATTTCTTCTTTTGTTGGAGTTTTAAATCCTCCTGTTTTACTATCTTTAATTTTACTTCTTGAACTAATGACAGTTGAAAGATTTGCAACATCCAATCCTCTAGTCAATAAATGTCCAACAGCATCAATAGGAAAACCAACTTTTACTTTACCTGCATATTTTTCATCTGGTCTTGATGGTACAGCCGGTTTATTTTTTGTGGCTTTTTCTCCTGCTTTACCTTTTAAGGATTGTCCATAAAATCTTAAAGCTGAAAAAGCAACAGTAGCTGGACCAAATTGTCTCCTTTTAATATGGTAATTTAATTTTCTAAACCATGCAGTAACATCTCTTGTATTATCAAATATTTGGTCAAACTTAACTGTATTTGTATTTTCACTTTTTATTTTTGATTTTGTACTAACTTTAAATATATTTTCATAATCGTCTTTTATAAAAGATATTGCAAAATCATATAATTTAAAATTTGATTCAATTGGAATTCTAATTAACAAAGGACTACTTTTTGAAAAAGGACCTATTCCCGCTTTTTGTGGTGATGTGCATATATCGTTTAATAGTTTTCTATCGTTTCTTCTTAATTTAGTAACCATTCTTATAGCTGTTAAAACTTCCACAAATTCTGCAGGAATTAATACCTCATCTAATGATCCAGGCACTTTAATTTTATCATTTCTTGAATTTAAAGATTCTTCCATAAATTGGCAAATTTGTTTACCCATTGGTGTGTCAATTATTTTATTTGTTTTCAAATAAGTTTTAACATTTTTAATAATAATTTCTGGTGTCAACCATTTTCCTACAATTTCAGGAGTTATGTTTGCCGGTTTTAATCCAATATCTTTACCTGATGATTCATTTTTTAATCCTTCATGATATTTACATATAATCACTATTTTAGAATTTTTAAATATAATTCCACCAACACTTGAACCGTATGCATCCCTATCATCATATAGACTTTCATACTTAGAAAGTTTACTTGATAGTTCACTTAAAAAAATTCTTCTAATATCTCTTGCTTTTGGTGGTATTCTTATTTCAAATTTAGTTTTACCAACTGAATAATATGGATTACCAGAGTTAACCACATCGTTGTATTTAAGTTTTTTAAACTCTCGTATGATATTTTCTTTTGTAGCTTGTACCATATCTTATCTTATGATTTGAATGTCTTTGCCTGAAGTCCAGATTTCTAATTCTGTTCTTAATCTACCCTCTGATCTAAGGGTTTCATATCTATTTATAGCTTTACTCCGCCACCAGTCGATGATATTACTTAACTTATGTTTATCGTAATTTTCACCAGGTAAAAGAGTGTCAGTTTTACAGTTCATATAATCTACTGTATTCTTAAATCCATAATCAGAAATATAATATCTTTTCTTTTCTGTCAACTTTTTAGCGTTCTCAATCGTTATGTTGAAAGCATTACCTTCGGTTGTTCCTTTTAATGCGGCTTTTGTTAAGGCAATAATCTTGGTAAATGTTCTTAACTTTCTACTGGTGGTCGATGTATCACCTGCCAACAAATCTCCAGTAATATTCTCCACATAGATCTTCAAATCATGGTATCTTTGACCGTGCATCATGGGTACAATATCCGATTCAGTCAAACCTTTAAAACGAATATAGGGTTTCATACCATCATATTGTGATACGTTCTTTGTTGTACCATACAAACTGGTGGTCTCAAATAGGCAAAGATTCATACCATATTTCTTATTACAGATTTCTCTTACTTCGTGGCTGGTACAAATAGCAGATAGAAGTTTACCACCAAGATAGTTAAATCCAAATGGCTGAGATGGTACAATTACGAAACCCATGGCACAAGAAGCATTGAATCGTTTGGCAGTATCTTCCTGTTGAATCCAAACTTGTCCTAGGTAGTCATTACGGGGTTTCATATAGATGACTGGTGAGCCTAAACGAATGAATCCTAGAATCTTTCCTGAGTTCTTTTCCATAACTGCCAATTGTATATTTTTACCAACTGGAGATTTATTAATGTGGGAACTGGTAATGGCAAGTAATGATTCCCAAGTTTCATTTGGTATTTCACATACTTGAATATCCATGTCATTTGGGTGCATGGAGAAATCAGAGAACAAATCATCTTCAATAGGAAACAAAGAAGATGGCATATTAGCCACATTCTTTAGCTTCTCATCACGCATGTATTCTTCGGTACTTCCAATATTACTAAAGTAATCATCAAATACTTTGGCACAATGAAGTGCTTGGTCTCTAGTTAATTGCATCATATTTTTTCTCAGCGGTTTTTCTTGCTATTATAGCCTCTTCTTTTGTAATAAAATTACCTAGACGTATAGTTTTTTTATTTCTAGTAATTTCGGCAAACCATTTTTTGCCCACAAATTTTACACCAGTATATCCTGAGGTGTTATTTTTCATTATACCACGATTTACATTATTTGAAGAGGCATCACTTTTTCTGAGATTTTCAATCCTATTATCATCTCTTTTTTGGTTGATGTGGTCTAAGATACAATTTGGTAATTCTCCGTAATGCCATAACCAAACCACATGGTGTTCTCTGTAGGTTTTTCCGTTTATACAAACTCGATTATAACCATGTTCTTTTTCTTGACTACCTGCTTTTTTTCCAATCAAATTTTTATTGGCTTTTTTCCATATTAGACCACCATTTAATTTATCATATTCAAACAATTCTTTTACTTGCTCATATGTTATTCCAGAACGAAATTCTGTTTTTTTGAAATTATTATTCACATCAAAAGTTTCATTTGTACCATCATCATAATGGTATGTAACTTTTTTTATTTTTTTCATACTTTAAAGCCTTCAAATGATTTCTTTTCATGTTTAATTTTATTATGAGCACCTACATGGCCAGCATCAGCAAGACCTTGTTGAGCAGATTGTTCTACATCATATAGTTTCATCTTGGATCTATCAACACCAACTGTAAATCTTTTATAATAAGTTGGGTCGTTATAACGATTCTTTAATTGCTTCACCATAATCTGTCCCATTTCTTCCAAATCTTCAGAAGAAATCAAAGCAAACATTAAGTCTGCGGTGGCTGGGAGTCCGAATGATTCACTGGTGTCCTCAAGACCTGGATCGCTACTTGTAAATCCTGAG